GGTTGTTTCTAAGATCAAATTTTAAATCTCCACCTACATAATCTGATCTATCAGAAAGAAGAACTATCGCCGATAATTTTCTTATCTTGCCATGAAGATTTGGTTCATTTGGTCTGTCCATAACTTGAAAGTCAGAGTCACAGTGCCAATTATAGTATTGATTTAATTTATATTTAGTAAATTGAATAGGTTCTACAAAATCATATTCATAGTTCCAACCAGCTTTTTTATTGGCTTCTGCAACATATGGATTTAATATGTCATATAACCATTGTTCATTTATCCAAGCGACATTAGAATTTCTGTGTCCAGTTAGAAGTTTCTTTTTTTCATCGTCAGTTAAATCTTTTACATTACCGCCTGTTTTACCTACTTCTTCTTTTAAAGAATTACCGTGGTTTATAATTTTGTTACATAGCTCTGCATTCAATGCTTGGTTCCAAAAATAATAAGAATAGTTTAATATCATGCTGTTCCTGTGGGTACCGTATAAAAAAAATGTGTTATAGCATATCTACCCATAAATTTATCTTTAGTTTTCATTTTTATTTTATCTACTCTGTGTAAATAATACGAAGGAAATAACACCATTCTATTATTTTTAATCTCAATTTTTTTACCCCAGTCATCAAATATTAAATCACCACCTTCAAAACCTTTTGGTTCTTTGTACAACCAAATAAGAACTGTAAATTGAAACACATCAAAATGAGAAACAAAATGATCCCCATCTTCATAATAAGAAATCATTGTGCTATCACTATTTGTTTCAGGAAACTGTCTACCCATTCTAATTTTTGATATTTTTTTATGTATATCTTTATTAATAAATTTTTTTGTTCCGTTTAAAATAGGTGAGATATTTCTTTTTTCACGTGTGTAAAAACTATCTAAATATATTCTATAACAATGAGCTTGTGAAACATAACCTGATTTAGTTTTATCAACACCTGTTATGGTTAGGTTTTCACTAGCTCTTGGTAGTTCTTGTGTTTGTGCGTAAAAGTCTAATTCTTTCCAAACAGATTTTAATTCTTCTGAATTGTACCAATTATCAACAACTATAAACTTATCATCCATCACAGTGTTATGTATAATTTTCATGCGCTTTCGAGTGCTTTCCCGTATTCAGGTAAGTATATAATATCTATATTAGATTTCAACATCATATTTAGTAAGTCCTCTATTGATTCTACTAAAGGCATTCCAGCCGTATTCAACGAAGTGTTTAATATTACAGGTATTTTTGTTATATTATAAAACTCTTCTATAACATTATAAAAATTTATATTTTGTTCTCTTTTTAAAGTTTGTATTCTACAAGAATTATCAATGTGGCAAACACCTGGTATTTTATTTATCTTGTCTTCTTTAACTTTTACAACATAAGACATATATGGTGTTTCATCTTTACCCTCAAGATCAAACCAATCTTTTGTATGTTCGTATAAAACTGTGCCTGCATAAGGTCTAAACCACTCTCTGTTTTTAACTAAATTTACTTTTTCTTTAGCGTTAGGGTTGCATGGATTAAATAATATAGATCTATTCCCTAAAGCTCTTGGCCCCATTTCTGATCTACCTTGGTATATACCCACACATTTATTTGACGCTAATAATTTAGCTACCCTTTTACTATCACATTCAATAATTTTATAGTTTTGATTTATATCAACAGCAGCTGGTTTAAAAATATTTAATTCTTCTTCTTGATTTAAATAAGGTGGACCTTGATATAAATTTTTGTATTTAGATGGTTTATTGTTTCCTAATGTATAATCTAAATGTTGAGCAAGTCCTATTGATGTGCCTCCATCATGACAAACTGGGTCTACAAATATATTATTGTTAAGTTTTAAAAATTCATAATTAGCTATAGAGTTTTGAAAAAATCCTCCACTTAAACAAATATTGTTACCAAAATTTTTCATAATCCAACTAATATAATTTTTAACCACTTTAGTTGTGTCTTGTTGTATTCTAAAACAAAAGTCCTCATTTGAAAATCTGGTAAATTCTCTACACAAAAACATTTCGTTAAAAAAACTATTTGGTTTACAAAAACCATCTAAGTTTTCATATAAGCTAGGTAGTTTTTTATTGTCTTTACCGTAACAAGATAAGCCCATAATAGAACCGGGTTCTCTAAATCCTAAAGCATCTTTGTATGTTTCAAACGCTCCTGCAGGACTTAAACAGTTTTCACTATAAAACTTGCCCGAAGACATACTTTTTCCCCAAGAATTTTTACAAAGTTTATATATTAAAATAGGCTCGTGGTTATATGATAGTTTGTAAATAGATATTACTTCTTGACCATATTTGTTACCGTCAAAAGTAAAAGAAGTTCCTCCATTATCTACAATTAAACAAACAGCTTCTTCAAAACCTGAGTTATAAAAAGAACTATAACAGTGTGTTAAGTGATGTTCGTCGTAAGGAATTAATTTATTAAAACTTATATTATATTTTTTTAACGTGTGTTTTATATAATTTGTATCGCTTTCAAGTCTTTCATCTGTCATATCAAAAGAGGTATATCCAATAATTTCAAAATGACTTCCTTTTAATTTTTCACAAAGTTTATCTACTTGATTGTCTCTCTTTCTTCTAGATACTCTTTCTTGTTCAATAGAAAGTAAAAGATTACCTTTTTCTACGATAGAAAATGATGCGTTATGACTTAAATTAATACCTAATACTTTCATGCTTTTGAAAGCAATATACAGTCAATTAAAATTATTTCAAGATAGATTAACTAGGCCAACCAGTTCCAGTTTTATAGAAATAAACAGTTTTTAAATCCCAAACACCAGGTGCTGAATCAACTGCTTGTTCTCTAATTACGACAACACCAGATCCGCCTCCTGCTCCAGGTGCAGGTGGGTTACTCCCCCCGCCGCCTCCGCCGCCGGTATTTGCTGTTCCAGTCCCTCCCGGGCTCCCTGAGCCCCCGCCGCCTGAGCCGCCAGAGCCTGTATGGCCCCCGCCACCGCCAGCAAAAACTCCTGATACTCCTGCAGTTGAAAAAGGTGGTGCAAAATCAGATGTACTAAAATCTTTCCCTGCGCCGCCATTTGCATTGTTTGGTCCGGGTGCTGCACCAGCACCTCCGCCACCTCCGCCTTTTGTTCCATGCGGTGATGTTCGACTTCCTCCAGCATTTCCATATCCAAAAGGTTGAATAGGTGAAGGCATAGATGAAACTTGTGTTGTTGATCCTCCGGATAAAGTTCCGCCGTGGCCCCCGCCACCGCCTGAGCCCCCGCTCCCGCCACCACTTTGAGTTCCCCCATAACCGCCTTTTTCAGCGACTAATTGTAAATTTGCATCTGGGGCACTTGCGTTAAAAGATGAGTCAGTTCCAGCAGAACCATTTCCAGCAGAGCCTCCTGCTCCAATAACAACTGGTACGTCTGAACCAGGCATCGGATAATTAGGATAATAAATACAGCCTCCGCCGCCCGATCCTCCGCCACCATTCTGGCCCCCTCCTGATCCTCCACCAACTACTAATACGTCAGCTGTAGCTGTTGTAGGCGAGAAAGTTCCGCTAGAAGTAATTTCAGTTGTTGTGTCTGATTGAACTGTTGCAGTGATGGTAGTTCCTATGTTGTTACCATTATTATTATTTTTACCTAAAGTTTCAGTCATTTTTTACTATCCAATTTAAAGTTTCTTCATCTCTATAATATCTGTTATCGTCTCTAGAATCAACATTTCCTTCATGTTGATTTTGTTCCGCTATCCAACCATTTTTATTACCAGAACTATTCCATAGATCTTCATCCCATATAGGAGGCCAATCTTCTGCTGGCCCATTATTTGGTCTTGAATCATCTGCTGGAAATTCAAGTGGTGGTTGCCACATATTTGTAGATGTGTCTAGTACCCAACTAGGGTACAGCGGGTTTTTAGGTGCTATGAATTCATCCTTATCAGGATCATAATGGCCATCTGTTGATGCAAAAATTTTTCTAAAGTTGTGGTTGTATGAAGCCTGTTTCCAGTAAGTTTCCTCACCAGTTATCGGTTCTATAAGATTTTTAACAAAGTCTTCTGCTTGAGTTGATAAGTCACCGCCGTTGGCAGCTACATCTTCATTGCTGATAACTATAACTCTTAATATCTTGTTATCCGATTTTCGGACTTCTGCAAAGTGAGCCATTTGATTAGACCCTTATTACGATAGTTCTTCGTAGTTTATCGTTATAACTAAGTCTGATGCTGCGCTCGCTCCTGCTTCAATGTTATCGCCTTCTTCTAAATAAAGACCTGTGTCTTTATCAACGACAACCAAAGTAGAATCCGCTGGTACTGCAATCGTAGATGCGATCATGATTGGTGATCCACCTGATTTTGTAATTGCAACTGAAGCGTCTGCTGAGTTAGTTCCATCAATGTTAGCTACTAAAATGTTATTAATTTTAAACACTTTACCAGATGATGAACCATTAGCTAGAATCTCAGTTGTCAATGTAGTACTTAACGCCGCTTGTACGGACTTAGCTGTTATAGTTGCTACGTTAACTAGATTTGGTGCTGCCATAGTTTACTCCTTATTAAGTTTATTTTTAACCGAAAACTAATGCCATTGCAATAGCTTTTCCTGTCGTTGCTAAAGTAGATCCATTAGCTTGAACAGTTCCGGTCCCTTTTGGTACTAAGTTTATGCTTATATTTGAATCACCACCGGTAGCTGAAATCGAGGGATTATTGCCTGTTGCAGCGTTAGTGATGTCAAATTGGTTTACGGCTGATGCTGTTGTTTGAAAGATAAGTTGTTCGTTTCCGTTCTCATCATTAATTCCATGTGCATCATCAATAATAATATTATTATCATTAGTATCTAGATCGCCACCTAATTGTGGTGATGTATCTTCTGAAATTTCTGTAAGACCTAAAGCTATTTCTATGATATCTGGATTAGTACCATCGTTTGCTTTAGCTACTACTAATTTATCCCCTTTATCTGTAGCAGAAAACGTAACCGTTCCACCACTACCAGACACATATTTAAATTGAACAGTGTAAGCGCCTGATGTTGAGTTTCTTAAAAGATAAAAAGTTTCTACGTCGAGAGGTATTGTTACTATTTGGTTTCCAGTAATTGTTCCTGTAAACTCAATCATTCTATGTTGAGCTGTACCTGTTGTATTACCATCTACAACAGTTAATGCAGTTGTTTGTGCTCCACCTGCTATTGATTGTGAATTATAACCAGCAAATAGCTGAGAAATAAGATTTAGGTTTGCGTTTGTTTTATCACCCCAAGTTCCTGCGTTTTCACCAGTTGCTTGAAGTTCTACTCCTAGTGCTGTAAATGTTGATGCCATAATTTTCTCCTATGCGACGTCACTATAAGTTATATTTACACCTGTGTCAACATCTTGATATGCTTGTATTCCAAATCCTGTTGATACTCCAAATCCTGCAATAGAAGACGTTATTTGTTGTCCTGTTAATCCTATTACATCTGCAGGTGTTATTGATCCAACAGAGAAAGTAGCTGATTGACTACCTAATCCTATTGTCATTTGATCTAAAGATATTGATCCTACAGATGTTGTTGACGAAACACCTGTTACAGGTACAAATTCTACGATACCAGACTCTACGGAAGTTCCTACATCTGATGTTATTTGAACACCTGTTAATTCTATTACAGAAACTAAAACTAAATTTAATGCTGTGCCTACTGAAGAAGTAATTTCTTGACCAGATAATCCTACTAACATTTGATCTGGAGTTATCTCTCCAACTGAACTAGTTATTGCTACACCTTGAATTTGTTCTGGTATATCAAACTGAGATGGAACAGCAGAAGTTATTTGTTGTCCTGATAATCCTACTACATCAGCAGGACTTAAAACAACCATACCCCAACCTTGATCTTCTCCCCATGCAGACCCATTCCAACCAGCATGACTTAAATTTGATGTAATTGATTGACCATCTAATTCTACTGTAAAACTCGATTCACCCCATGACTCAAAGTTCCAAGTATCTCCACCCCAACCTTGTTCAGGAAAAGCTGTAAGTTCTCCAACTGAACCTGTAAATTCAACACCTGTTACGTTAACTACAGGACTATCACTTTCACCCCATGGCTCTTCACCCCATTCTGCTCTGCCCCAACCTTGTAGAGCAAATCCTGAAACAGAACTAACAGATGCAGTTAATTCAAATCCTGTAAGAACAGCTGTATTATCTGTTAGCTCACCCCATTCATTTTTATTCCAAACATTACCACCCCATCCAGTTCTAGGTACACCTATGTTTGTACCATCCCCAACAGATGCAGTTATTGATTGACCAGTTAAGAAAACTGTAGCTGCATTTTGACCCCAGTTTTCAAGACCCCAAGTATCTCTACCCCAACCTTGAGAGGGAAAAGCTGCAGCTGATCCTAGTGATGAAGTTGCAGAAGAACCACTTACAGCAACAGTAAATATGTTTTGTTGACCATAGTCTCCTTGACTCCAAGTCAATGCACCCCAAGTATTTTGAGTGACATCAATTGCACCACCCATTCCTATACCGTGAACATAACAATAGTAATGAAAATCTGATTCGGATGTTGGAGCTATTTCTATGTATCTTGTGCTTGCAGCATTGAAAGATGTGGTATTTGAATATGCAGCTTGGTTAGAAGAACCATCTAAATAATAAGTTACACCAGAAGAAATAATATTGCCACCTGGATCTGAGGTGCTTGTCGTAAATAATAATGGATGACCATCGTTTGAACTATCGCTTTGATCAAAACGAAGTGTGCCGCCTTTTACCCATTCAAGGGCCATATCACGCACACCATCTAGGTAAAATACGTTTCCTGTTCCACCTGAAATATAAAGAGTTCCGCTGGCGACGGTGACTGTATAAGTCTTTTCAGCCATAAGGATTACCTCCTTATGCTAATCTTATGATTGCGTTTGTTGCGTCTGCTGCCGGAAATTGAATTGTAAAAGTTCCTGAAGAAACTGTTTTGTCACCACCAAAAGCTATGACCGCTACTGCTTTATCAGATTGTGTATCATTATAAATTAACGCACCATTTGCTGTGAAAGATGCACTTGAAAATGATACATCATTAAAATCACATACTGCAGTTGAACCAGATAGGGTAGGAGTTACGCTTGTAAGTGTTGCTCCACCCGCTGTGTAAGCAGTTCCAGATGAGTTTGTAATTTCGTTTGATGTTGAGTATGCAGTTGTACTTGCTCCTAAAGTTGCAGAGCTAGTAAACAAAGCTATTTTAAAAGTGTGCCCAGTTGTTGCTGTAAAGTTGTGAGTACCAACTAATACTTCTTGTTTGAAGCTATTACAAATTGCTGATGTTATTGCCATAATTTTTCTCCTACGGGTTTACTGAGTTTATCGGTATACGAACAGTGCCATCTGTGTAGTCATCTCTTCGTCTTCTACCAACTTGCTCGTTAGCAAACTTTTGTACCTCACTTTTATACTTATTTTCATATAGTGTCAACATATCTATTGGGCCTTTTAAAAATCCATACGCCTCTGCTAGACAACAATATAATAGCCCATTTGGAAAATTAAGGCTAATATAGTTAGTGTCATTATTTTCTAATAGAACAGGCATAAAATTAAAATGCACTCTAAATTTATAATTTTGATCTGGAGTAGGGGCTAAAGCTATACGTCCTGAAGTAGTGTCAGATTCTCCCGTTGCTCCGCCATACATGGCATAATATTTAGGTTTACCCCTTTTTGCAGACTCAGTAGAGGGCACGTACTCTTGTAAATATGTGTAGTCTTTTTTTTCTAAATAAGAATTTGCACCTGTTATATCAGTAGTAGAATCATAAACTTGTATACTTCTTATGAATAAACACCCTGCAGGAGCATTTACTTGGTCTTGCCCTGCCACAAAAGAACCTGTTTGTTGTTTCCTATCTGCATCAATAGGAACCTCTCTCATGATTCTATATTGTGCATTTAATATTATATTTTCTAAAACAGCATCTGTTAATACGTTAGAGTCTGTTTCAGTATAACTTCTAATTTGTGTTTTTAATCCTGATGCGCTTAATCCAGCCATTACTCTGTATCCTCTTTATATTTTAAACGTATCTTTTTTTGTTTTTCAGTTTCACCCTCAACATGTATTGGAATTTCTGGTTCTGGCATATCTTCATATAATTGAAGATGCTCGTCTTTTTCAGGACATGAACATCTTTTAATACCAAATAAATTACAAATAAAATTTTTTAATTTTTCTATCATGGTGTTAGTGTAACTGGTCCTGCAGACACAGTTGGTCCTCCTGATTCCTCTGTTATACTAGGAGTTGCCCCTAGTGTAAATGTATATTTATCTGTTGTAGTCACTGTTATACTAAAACCTGAAGAATTTTCATACGTTGAAAAAGCTACACCCCCAGGGCTACCTTGAACGTTTCTAAATCTAACTGTGTCTCCTGAAGTTCTTCCATGATTAGGTTCTGTTACTGTAACAGTTTGTGAACTTGCAATTGTAGAAAAAGGATTATTACCTAACATTGCTGCAACAGCAGGTTCAGTTCTACCAGGTCTCACATTTCTTAAAGATATAGAATCACCATTCATGGGTTTTGGTTCTAATTGTGGTTGTTTTGGTTCAAACTCAGATACATGAACAAATGATCCATTCCATTCTCTAACCATTTCTTTGTATGGAAACTCCATACCAGATCTATCTGATATTGCTTTTGCGTATTTACCTGTTGCGTATTTAGCCACTATTTTTTACCTTTTTTCTTTTTCTTTTGTTTTTTCTTTTTACCACCAGGTCCTAAAGGTTTATCTACTCTACCACCTTTGGCCATATCTTTTTCTCCAAGTTGTTTTCTAGCCTCTTCAATTGCCTCTTGTTGAGAAAAACCTTGCTCTCTAAGTTTTTCTACAAGTTCCATAAATTTTTTTTCGTCCATAATTATGATCCCGGGTAATATGCTTTTGGTGTTATGTATGTACTAGATGCAGAGCCATCTTCTGCCAACGCTCTTGCAAACTCATCTTCATAAATTAATTTTGTTGCTTGAGTCATTTGTGGCATATATTTCATAGATAGATAATAGGCTAATCCCGATACCATACAAGGCACAAATCTAAATGGTACATCTGTTGCGTTTGTATAATCACCCACATCTTGAATTCTTTTTATGTAATAGAAATGCATGTCTTTCGATGCATTAGTTGAATCTGGTGTTGGATAAATATGCACTCTAACTTTATCAATAAATCTTTCTACCCAATATTGATTAGGAGTGCCTTTAGATAATTTGTTCGAGAATCCTGCATAAGTAGATCTATCTACTTTTGTCATTGGACTATCTGATTGTGTGGTCTGTGTTCTGTTAGATCTTAATTGTGCTTCAAGGACATCGGACATTCCAAATACATTTGCTGGTGTGGACACAGCACTTGTGCCATCATCACTAGATCTAAAAAAATCATAGTCAGATTGACCTTCAATTAAATCCATATTGAGTTCATCTATTTCCCAATAGTGAATACCTCTATTGCCCCATTCTTGAAATAATATATTTAATGTTCTTCTAGCGTTTTTTAATTGATAACCAGCAACATTTTGCTGGCCTATTCTTTCAAAAGCCTCTTCTATTATTTCATCAATAGCAAAAGTTTTATCGAACGTTGCTGTTCCCGAAGTAGTGTTAGCCATTTAGTCTCCTAGCCAGTGTAACCAATAGTAACAGAATCTGTAGTAGTTAAATCTAAATATACTCCTGTTTCAAATCTAATACCATTTCCTGGGACAAATACATCTAAACCTTCACTGCTAAATTTAGCTTGAAATTTTAAAGTGCCGCCCGTTCCTGTTCCATCGTGTAATTTAACTAAACAGTTAGTTCCACTATGAGCTTGTATGTATGTAACTCTACAAGGCCCTATGTTAGTAGAACCGCCCGTGATAGTTTTAAAATTACCATCTGCTGTTAATGTACTAAACTTTTGATCTGAACTCATATTTTCTCCTTAAATTAAAATGTGGGGCCGAAGCCCCACACTAATTAGTTATTAAGCTGTTGGTGAATCAGATGATAAACCAAAAAACTTAAGTGCTATGACACCGCCTGCACCAGCAGTTCCAGAAACTACAACTTGTACTTCATCAGCTGTTTCAGTAGCTGCAGTTGTTGCTCCACCAGACATTCCCAATACTCCATTGCAAGGGAAAAATCCTTTGAAACCTGTGCTGTTAATAGCAGCAGAAATACCATCTACGAAACCATCGTCATCAGCTTCCGTACCAATATCAACTAAGTTCACTGCATTTGCAGCTGCACTTGTAACAGTAACTGCTACACCCATTGGTATAAAGTTTGATGGGATTCCGATTGATGTTTCTTTGTGATCTGTACCTGTAGCAGCAATCGTAATTGATGTGCTGTAAACAGATAATGTCATGTCACTTGTTAAGGCACCAGTAGTCGAATTTTTAATGATATTTTTAAAACCATTCTCCGATCGCACCGGTCCTGTAAACGTAGTATTTGCCATAATTATCCTCCTAGTTTTTACGAACGTAGTCTCTAGGCCGTCGACTATACTCGTCTACGTTCTGATTAATTGTATAGTGATTAATTTATATACTAGTTTTTGATAGAGCGCAAGAGAGCCTGTAGTGTGGATCGGATTTTTCCAACGGTGTAGCTTTTTTATTAAGTAGCTACAGAAACTTGAGGAGCAGCATCGTCTATTTTATTTTGTGCAGTAGCTTTTTCTGCTTCTGCAATTTTGATCTGGCTAATTACTTCTCTGACTTTTCTGTCAATCTTAACCATATCGAGAGTATATCTACCCTCTTTAAGATGCTCCTGCTCCCATTGAAGATCTAGTCCCTTCTTCTGTGTGTAAAGGGTCTCCAGATGTTGCATTATCGCCTCCATTAATAACCTCCTCATAGGTTATTCTGTTTACTCTTGGATCCATCATTTCTCCAAGATACTCCCATTTTATATCAGATTTTCCCAATCTGTCAATGATAGCATTTTCTATGCCTTCTGCGGAGTCTTCTGATTCTACTATAAAATCTGCGTAATATTTGTAAGCGTGTATTTGTACTCTAAAATTTTTCATATTCTCACCGTTTGAATTGATAAATGGGGCCGTTTTAAGGCGGCCCCATAATTAGGTTTATTACGCACCAGGTGATGCAAAGATACCTCTAGGGTCTGATACTCCAAATGAGTATCTTTCTCTAGCTTTGTATCTAACATTA